GGTAATCTACCTCAAAGCGTGTCATACACTTCTCCAGCAGGCGTGTGCCGGCCAGAAGCTTTCCGATACGGGCTCGTTAGGAGCTCGCATCCGGCGGACGAGAGGGGGAGGTTTACCCTCTCTCATTCCAGTAACGCATCGCAAGGAGATAAGTAAAGGTAACAAGATGATAATACGTCTCTGGTTATCTCTCTTCTCGATTTATCGAGTGATCGATATTCCGGGACGCGTGAATCTAGGTACTATTATAGCTCCGTATTCAGGTGAGACGGTTATCTTAACAGAGTTTAGTCGCTTTGTTGGGAAATTTTATCTTTTGGTTAAGGAGAAGTTTACGGTACCCGGGTCGATTACTGATGCTCTTTACGATGGTGCAATCGATTTTCTGAAGCAGCTTCGAGCGAAGCCGTTTCTGATTACCGCTGCCAGCCCTGTCCTCTCGGGTAAGGCTGTCAAGTGGCTATCAACTTCACCGATCGCGATTTTATTAAGCGTTCGAGTGTGGAACGACGAGCATAATCGACCTCTGAGAAGACTCTTGGAGGATTGGTGTGCTATGACGGGAAACATTTGGATGCTGAATCGGATGGAACTATGGGCCAAAGGCCCGAGGGACGTTCGAGATAAGAAGACGACGGTCACACCCTCCGGTGAGTTAATCACCGGGGGAGTCGACCTTGTGGATTGGCTTCCACAGGTAGGCAAGAAGGTTGGTAGTACTTGGCAACACTTCCTTGGGAAGTTAGGGTTCAAGAAAGAAGCCGCCGGGAAAGTTAGAGTCTTCGCTATGGTTGACTGCTTTACGCAATGGGTAATGGATCCATTGCATCAAGCGATCTTCCAACTCTTGCGAGTTATCCCGCAAGATGGTACGCACGATCAGGTAAAACCGCTTGATCGTCTGCTTGGGCGACAGAGGGAATTGAGGGACAAGAATCGGCCTCCTGGTGATACCCACAAGGGGAAATCACGAGGTCGTGCACTGTCTCGAGAAACCTTCGGTTTGTTCTCGTTCGATCTGTCGTCTGCGACGGATCGTTTACCGCTGGTCTTCCAGAAAGTGCTCCTTTCGCCTATTTTAGGGGCGTGGGGAGCAGAAGTATGGGGATCCCTATTGGTGGCCCGTGACTACCTTTACACTCGAAAAGATGAATTCGGGTTAAAAGGTGGGTCTGTTCATTACAGAACGGGGCAACCAATGGGGGCCTTATCTTCCTGGGCCATGTTAGCGTTAACTCACCATTGCATAGTGCAGTGGGCCTGGTTTAATGTATGCAAGAAGGGCT